CTCTGTTTTAGCAGTACCCTCCATATCAAGGTACTGACCAAAATAGCCTCCAGCGGCGATGGTTGTTGTACCATCATCCGCTTGAGGTTGTGTAAAAGCTTGTTTTGGATCCGTCTGCTTTTTCAGACGAGTGATAGAAAATCCAAATAATTCTGCCATAATAATATCCTTACTTTATTGTACTACTATTTATATACTATGTAGTAGTATTACTTTCAAAGTATTGAAATGCCAAAGTAACAGCAAATTCTTCAATTGCTTGTGCTTCGTCATATGTCAATTCAATCGGAGCAATTATAGTCGGAAATACACCTCTTAGTGTATAAGACTTAATAGTTGCGCCGTTTCTATCCAACTGGTCAACAAATGCGTCAACTTGATAATCCGCTGGATTTGTCAAGCCTTCGTTATCTGTCATATTGTTTATACCATTAGACCATCTCTCAAAAGCATTTCTGATTTTGAAATTGGTATCGTTATAAACAGTAAGTGTCCAATCTTCAACCGTTCTATCGCCAGCTATCTTTATTGCTCTACCTCTGAAAGGCACATTAAAACTAGGTACAGTCATACCTGGTAATGATGTTGCTCTGCATAAAAATGCTAGTTCTTCTATTTCGCCACCAACTTGTGCAAATCCAGGGAAAGGCATTGTAACCTTAAACTGATTCGCTCTAGCGCCACCGCCAGCAAGTTTAGCTTTGAAGTCATTAATGTTCGCCATTTTATTTCTCCTATTCTACCCTTACCCAGCAACTTCGTCAAAACTGACGCCAGTTCTAGTAGCGATAAATTGTAATGTGATAAAGTTGATACTTCTTGCTGGTTTAACAAAAATCTCAGCAATAAATTCATTTCTATCAATTACTTCGCCTGTGTTATTAGTTTCATCACACACTACTAAAAAGTCTGTGATACCTCTACGACCTTGTACTTCTCTTAGGAAAGGCTCTACAATATTTCTAAAGTTCGCTCTTGTAAATTCATCATTGAATTCAAACAATTGGAATTTAGAAGCAGTTGCTATTGCCTTCTCTAAAACGATAAACAATCTTCTAACATTTATTCTATCAAATGCTGAAGGCGCCGTTAATCCAGTTTTATCACCGAATAATACAGTTCCTTGTCCTGGGAATGTTGCCACAGGATTTACTCTAGCTCTGTATAATTCATCTCTTTGTGTTTGTGTTGGATTAAAAGCAAGTTTTACTGCGCCTCTAACTATACCTCTGTTGAGACCTGCTGGTGACCACCAAGCGTCTGCAACTAAGTCAGTTCTAGCACCTAAACCTGCTATATCGCCGTTTAAAGGCACATGCCTATAAACATCATTGTACCTGTCGTACATATATTTGTAACCACTATCAAACACCACATAAGAAGATGAACGGATTGCATTAAAGAATCCTACAACATTATCTTTTTGTGTGTTTGCGTCTGCAACATTAACAACATCACTTCTCTCTGGAGAAGCAAATATAACTGCGTCTTTTCTATTTTCTGCAATTGTAATTAAGTTGTCAATATGTGTAGCGTCACCTGAACCGGCCATGATTAGACCAACATCAACAGTATCAGCGTCTGCAAATTTATTATAAGCAGCCAATTTCTGTGCTGTTGTTCCTGAAGTTCCATCAGAACCGTTTGAAAGTGAAACTGCATTTACAGTTGTAACAGCAGTATAAGTTGTTCCTGCTACTGCATTACCCCAGTTTGAACCTGAAGCGTCATGGTCCATCCAAAAAATGTAACTTGATTGATTATAAATCACATCTGGATAATAGTTTGTACTTCCTTGTGCCGTTTTAGCGTCTGAACCTTTAGATACAGCTTCAAACTTTTCTAAAACATCACCTTTAACTTGTGCAATACCGCCGTCTTCGTCAACTACGACTATATGCATTTCGTCATTAACACCACTTCTTGCTTGAGCATAAGGTGATGTTCCTGGAGCCTTGTCAAACATATCGTAATATCTCCATCTTCGTCTTACATTAGCACCATTTGTTATTGTTGCATGTAAGCCAGAAGAATCAGAAGTTCCGAAGTATTGTGGCTCGTCTTTTCTTACTATGTTTAAGTCATTAGTAGATATACTAATAACTCTGTATTCATACTCATCACCAAAATTTACAATATCGCCTGCGCTTATGCCTGTGGCAGAAGTAACTGAAACTACTGTATCGCCGACAGTCGTACTTGCGTCAGCAACAGTTGTTTTAGCAGTTTCTTCAAAAGCAGTAGCAGATGGACACGATTCAATCTTTAGATTGTTACCGTAAGCTCCAGCTGTTCTAGCTGCCCATAATCCAACAGAAGCAGAACCGTCAGCGTAATTGTTCTGGTAATCAGTAGTATTTTTTATTACAAATGTACTACCTGATTCAGTAGCATTTGATACAGATGAATTCTGTACACGGACAACCCTCAAAGAATTGGAGTATTGCAAGAAGTTTGCTGCTGTAAAAAATCCCTCAAATGTTGTTGAGTTAGGTTTACCAAACTTACTTACTAATTCCTGTTCGCTAGAAATACTAGTCACTTCGTCCAAAGGTCCTTGTGTTGCTTGGAATGCAACAGCACCAATTGAAGTAGAAACGGCTGGTATAATTCTAGTAAGGTCTTTTTCCTGTACGAGAACACCTGGTGATACTTGAAATGCCAT